AAATAAAACACTATTGCCAAATAATAGAAAAATAAAACAAGTAACCAGGGGGCGCACTACAGCCCCCGCAAAACTAAAACCATGAGATACGAAAAAATAACATTTTACACTACTTCGGGACAAATCACAACACAACTATTCATGCCGGTAAAAGTCACCTCTTGCGGCATTAATTGGTTCGATGAATTACAAGTACAAGTATTCACGAATGATCAGCAGACCGCGGGATATATTTTGTATATAAATATACACACCCATAAGCGCAGATTTGCGCGAATAAAAGCCACTTATGTAAGCGCAGAAACCCGCAAAAAATACGGCAAACAATTAGCAACTGAAATTTACCCAATAATTAAGTAATATGAAACTACTTTATTTGATTTTTGCCCTGCTCCGCTTTGAGAGCATGGAAACAAACGGAACAATAACCCGCGACGGAGAGAACGAAGGGCGCACAACTTACACGCTGAAAACGGAGCGCGAAACCTTTGAACACGTCTATAAAGAGGAGATAATAAACTACCTTAAAACCGGCTCATTTAAGTACGACGAAGATTTAACACTTTTTAACAACTAACAAATAAAATAACCCTTAAAATTGCACTATGACAACACCCAATGAACAAACAGTACAAGAGTACGCAGAAGAAGTAGCAAACGAGCTTATTAACGAATTCGGAGAGCATAATTTCCCCGCATTTCTAGAGCGAGTAAATCAAATTCTAAAACAATATAACAAATAATTTTATGCCAAACCATGTAACAAATGTTCTGCGAGTAACAGCAGAGAATGAAGAGGAAATCTTCAACGCAATCAAAGGAGAAGGAGAGGACCAGTTCATCGACTTCAACAAGATTTTACCAATGCCTGAAGAACTGAAAGGCACAACGTCCCCGACACGAATAATAAGTGAGGAGGAATACGCCAAACAAACCCCCGACACCTTTGGCAGAGGAATTACGCAAGAAATCAGCGACAAGTTGATGAAAAAGTATGGCGCGAATAATTGGTATGACTGGGCGAATAGAAATTGGCACACCAAATGGAATGCCTACGACCAGTTAATAACCGAGGACGGAGACATTCAGTTCTTAACTGCCTGGAGTACACCCGCCAAAGTAATACAAGAGCTGAGTAATTTATACCCACTTGCCTACTTTACCGTAGAATTCGCGGACGAAGACACAGGTTATAATTGCGGAAGCTATACATACCAAGCGGGCGATCTTGTAGAGTGCTATGAGCCTACTTTCGGAAGCGACGAGGCAACTGAATTCGCAAATAAACTGCATGGATATTACGAAGAAATATAAAACCTTAAAACACAATACAATGACACCGAGAGAAGCACGAGAATTTTTAGAGTCCAAAGGTTATGTAACCGGCACTCTATGGCACGTCGATGACGTGATGAGTAAATATGTATGCGGAAGCGATGAGGCAAGAGAGATAATAGAACTTGCCGAAGCGCTGAATGTATCCAGAATTTACGACACAATAAGAGAAATAGCAAACGAAAAAAACCTAAAAGAACAAGAGCAATGAAAAAACAAGACAAAATACTGATAGCGCTATTCATTCTAATGCTATGGATGACAAGTTGCACAACCAACAAGACTGTAATGAATTCACAATGGGGAGTTCACACGACAGAACACCACAAAAACGGGGGCTGTGGCTGGGCAAAATGATACTACTATTAAACTACAAAAGCAGAGAGAACGCGGTCGAATTCAACCCGAAGGCGACTGAGTTCTCTCGCTTTGAGCAACTATGCAAGGCGCATGGACTCGTATGGAGAAAAGAGGGCGACAGATACCGCGCTGGATCGGTGTCAGCAAACATTGAAATAATACTAACTTATGAATGAGCCGAATTTTAAGTTCCCTGAGACAGCACTTAGCGAGATGCAAGGGCTTACAAAATTGCAGCAAGAATACATAATTGCCGCAGTCAAATTGAACGCGCTGGTATATGCGTGGGAGATGCACCAATACTTACATTCATTAATCAATAAACAAACAATATGAACTTAGAATCACCACACAATGATGAGCGTTGCGTATGCTCATCCGAAGAAACGTTACGCAACTACGCTGAGAGGGATGCCGCGATGATGTACAAGCACTTCTCCGAGATGATGCACTCGCACCTACAATCCATCAAGATGTCAATGAGCATGGCCGTCGAAATGACTGGCAAGTACAAGTCAAAGCAATGCACCTCCGACATCAGCGAGACTATGGATAGATGGCATAGGGACGCCGAGGCATTGAGCAAGGAACTAATGTCCGAACTTGAGGCTGTAGTAGTGGAGGACGCAGTGAGAAAATGTCCCTACTGCCAATGATTAAGTCCATCAGGAACATAGGCTATGTGGTGGCATTCCATGTGGTCTTCACAATAATAGGCGCAACAGCAATAGCTGGTGTAATGATGAGATGCTTGTATAACATAATATTCAAGAACAAATGAAACAGATATTGCAGATAATATTGCTTTTGCTTCTATTCCCGCTTTTATGGTGGCTGTATTCCTCAGTATTTAAGAGTTATTTAGAGGAAATTAACCACGGAATCAATGAGTTGAACTAAATTTGTAAACATAATGACACGCATCTATCAAATGAATGACGGCTATGAAATCGTCAAAGATTCGGGGGAACTTTATGCAATCAAAAAGATTGATGGCAGAAACGTCGTGAGGTACATAGGTAAGCACCCAGACTACAAGTCCTCTGGTAAACTGCTATCCAACATCCCCCCATCCATCAAACACGCCTTCTACGACATACAAAGGGCAGTGACGAGGGTGGACTCCAACAAGTTTAACAACAAGAGGTTCGCATCTTGCGTCAGGGATATGCAGAACGAACTCAATGAAATCGAGGCAGAGATAATTGTACACGATGATGAGAGCGTCACACTCAGGCTTTACAGCGAGTATGCTACCGCTGGCGAATTCAACTACACATCAAAGGCATATGCCGTGGACGACATCGACATGGCCAACGAAATTAGCAACCTAACTATAAACTACACAGAATGAACTGGAAATTAGACCAGCTTTGGAACGAGTGCGTTTACTCGTCACAGAAACAACTAGAGCCGAGAGACTATTGCTACGCCTCGGAAATAGGACAGCCCATGATAGACCGCTACCTCAAGATGAAGGCGGTAGAGCCAACCAACCCCCCGAACATACGATCATTGAGAAAGTTTGAGGCGGGAAACCTTGTTGAGTGGGTGGTAAGGTTCGTGCTTGAGAGGGCGGGTATCATTCAAGACTCGCAAGAGAGGGTGATGATTGAGTACCCCAAACTGCTCAAGGTATCAGGCAGACTAGACTTCCTTGCGGGAGGCTGCATAGACTTTGAGAGGGCGCAGAACGACATAGTTAAGTCATATCTACCCGAGAGCATACAAGCATCAAGCCTATACATAGCGCAGAGACTATACGACCAGTATGGAGACAAGCCGCTACAAACCAAGGTGCTTGAGATTAAGTCATGCTCGTCCTTTGTTATGGATATGCTTGAGAGGACAGAGAAACCCATCAAGCACCACAGACTTCAGTTATTCCACTACATGAAGGGGCTTGGAATGTCGGGTGAACTTGCGTACATCTGCAAGGATGATTTGAGGATGATGTGCTTCCCAATGTACGCATCCCAAGAGCTTGAGAAGGAGTACCTCGCAGACCTCAACGCGATGACAACATACTACCTCTCGGATACAAGACCACCCCTTGAACCGCTGATAACATTTGAGGACGGCAAGTTTAAGAAGAACCTCGGCATTGAGTATTCAGGCTACCTCACCATGCTATATGGTTTTGAGACACCAAGGGACTACTCCGACGCCGTTAAATCAAAGGTAGCAAGGTGGTCAAGGGTTATATCAAGATACATCAAGGGAGATAAGATAACAGCCAAGAATGAGGAGGTCAAGGCGGAGATAATTAGGGAGGGATACGACTGGGACTACCTTATGATTGCCGCACAGCCAGTAGAGGAGGAGGAGGCATGAGAGAGATGATAATATTCGCGGTCGTTTGTGCCGCTTGCATACTCGTTATGGCGGGGGTTTATACCTATATAATTCAAGAGGATGAAGCATCAGGGGATAATTAAACCAGACGGCTCTTTGATAGTTAAGGCAAGACCTCTCTTTGATGAGGGGCTTCGCCTTATGTCAAGAGAGAAAGATTACGATGTGACCGTCGAGGTCAAACCCATAAAGCGGTATCGTTCTACCATTTTACACCCCAATAATTATTTGCATCGTTTACTATTGGGTAGTATATTAGCCACATGAAAAATATAATAATAAATGGAGAAAGATGCCTTCCGTTCCCGTTAATGCCAAGCTATTTAGTGGGCGAACGAGGCACAATATTCGGTAAAAAATGCAAGCCTCTTTTTGTTGGTGTGCAGAACTCTGGGTACAATATGGTTTGGCTATCAGATTGCGGAATCAAAAAAGCTTTTACGGTTCATAGGATAGTGGCCTCTACGTGGATTAAGAATCCGAACAACTTTCCTCAAGTGAATCATATAAATGGAAACAAACAGGATAATTCGGTAAAAAATCTAGAATGGGTGACCGCAAAGCAAAACGTTAATCATGCTTTTGATAATGGTTTTATGAATGAATCAAAAGAAAAAGCTAGAGTTCGAATGCAAGAGATAGGCAGGAAATACGCTGAACAAAACTCTGAAAGATTAAGGCAATTTGCAAAACAAACATCTCAACCTGTAATCCAACGTAATTTGGATGGAAGTGTAGTGGCTGAATATGAATCTTCCAAATCGGCAAAAAGAATTACAGGAATAAACAACATCCACAAATCAATAAAAACAGGCCGACCCGCGGGTGGTTACATATGGACAAAAAAACATGAAGCACAACGCAATAATAACGACACAAGGATCTCTTAGGATATCAAACAGGCCGCTGTTTGAGGAGGAGATACGCTCAATGTCTAGGGATAAAGACTACCCTGTAACAATTGAGGTCAAACCAAGAAAAGTATATCGAAGCCTCCCAATGAATAGTTACTACTGGGGTGTCGTGGTCGCGATGATTAGTGAAAGGCTGAGGGAACTCGGACACGACGTGGATAAGGATCTCACGCACGAGTTTTTGAAGGGTAGATTCCTATACACCGAGATGAATACGGGGGAGGAGACTATGAGGATACCAAGGAAGACAAGCGACCTATCAACGACGGAGTTTGAGGAGTATGTTGAGATGGTCAAGCGGTTTGCCGCTGAAACCTTGGAGGTTTTTATTCCAGACCCCAATGATGATGACGTTCTTGATGCATGAATCTTTGGTAAATTCCATGCAGTGTTTGTAAAGTTAAATAACAATGACTATGAATAAAGA